CCAAGAAGTCACTTGGCACAGCGCCATACTGCGCGTCAAAAGACGCATTGGCCCTGACGATCATCTGCCTGGTGCGCAGTGTTCGTTCAACTTGTGCCTCGGCCAGAGAGATAAAGTCAGGAATGACAGAAGTCAGGTCGGCTCGGTTAAGCCAATCACCAATGGATGTCTTCAGTTCTGTGTATGTGCTAAGTGCCATTATTGGGCCTCTTTTTCCATCTCTTCTTTCACAATCCAAGTGTGTTCATGGCGAAATTCAAATGTGCCAATGTGGCCAATTTCCTTTGAGACATCATGGTCGATGTAGACTTTGTAGCCAAGCTCTTGCGCTTTCTTACAAAAGAACACATCCTCTCCCATGTAGCCCCGTGTCGTCTGCCAAGGCATATCAAACCATGGCTCACTCATGCCCTCAAACACCTCGCGCTTGATCAGCATTATGCCAGTGCCAATGCTTCCCACCTCTTCTAATCCAGTCGAATCTGGCATGGTGTAGACCGCCTGGCGCTTGCCATTCTCGTCATAGTTTTGGGCAGTCGGGCCAGTGGGCATTCTTCTGCGTGCGCAGTTGGCGGCCACAATGTGCTTGTCATGGGCCAGCAGCTTGCCGACCATGTCCTGTGGAAACGTCATGTCCGAGTCAATGAAGAGTATGTGTGTGCAGCCCTCTTTCATGGCATCCAAGCAAAGGTCAGCCCTTTGGTTTTGGATGATCGTGCCTTGCATCAATTTCAGACTGATTGCATCTGTTGTGTTGAGTGTGTGATACGCCACCATATTGACCATGCAATATGTGTAATTGGTGTGGACCTGATCACGGGCCGGTGTGCAGACTGCAATGTAGTTCATACTTTCCCAGGTCGTGTTCTAAAAAATTGGTTGTCGGAGTCGTTGAGCCAGCGCTTCATGTATTCCTGGTCATCGATCTTGCCCTCGGCCTTCATCTTGTAATAAAGGGATTCGGGGATGGATGCCACCAAGTGCCACTCACCAGTCCAGTTGGCTTTCTCATCCACAGCGTTATAGATGGCCTTGTTGGCCTCAATCACCGCTGTGACATCTTGTTCTGTTTGGATCGTTACATCGCCAGTGTCAGCATTCTCATGCCAGTAGCGTTTGATGCCTTGATCTTTGTTTTCGCTAAATAGTCTTTTGTGAATCATGTTAAAAAAAGGGCCAAGTTTCCTCGGCCCTTTCCGTTTACCTTCGATTAAGAAGTGACCAAGTCAGCGGCCAAGCCGTGGGCATTTTCAGCCAACACTTTGTGACCCCATTCCACGATCAGCATACGCTTTTCAGCATCGCCAGTCTTGGCCAATTCGACTTGCTGGTAAGGGCGCAGCACTGTCATCTTGGCGTAGTCAGGATCGATCACCCATGCATCGCGCTCACGTTGGAAGCGGTTCGCAATAACTTGCACGTTTCCGAAATCGCTGACATAAATGTCAACAGCTCCGACCAATGTTGCAGGCTTTGCACCACCATCAATGTTGAAACGGCTGGAAGCAATACCAGAGAAACCTGACACGCGCTGCTTGTTAACAGGACCGCACATCAAAATCTTAGGTGTACCACCAGCAGTCCACACTTTCTGAATCACATTCTTGAGAATGGTTTCAGTGAATGTGCGAACGTTGCCATCTGTACGGGCGCTGTTTGGCAGCGTTGTGTAAGATGGGTCAGTGCCATTGGTTTGCTTGTCTGTGTTCGTCTTGATAAACGCACCCAAAGAAGCAGTCACACGGGCAGTTGTAGAGTCACCAGAAACAGCAATGCCACTATTGAGCATGACAAATTCTTGGTCTCTTTTTAGCTCGCTCGCCCTTTTAGAAATTTGGTAGGCCAATTCTGAGCGCCTTCCTGCCTTGTTGACCACTTCTTCAGTGGCTGACAAGATGATTGTCTTGCGTGAAATCTGTGCGTAGTTTTGCAAACGCACAGTAGCAGTCACAGCGTCAAACGATGCAACATCGTCACCCTCAAGCTGTGCATTGGCAGCAGCGCTGGCCAATGTATCTGTTTGCCACTCAAACAAGCTGTTTGACACGTTTTCACGGCCAATATTGCTCATGTAAGGGGTTTCTTCGGGTGCAATGTTTGTGATCACATTGCTCAAGTCTTCGCGGATGCCCTTGGCCGAATAGGTCAAGAACGTGTTACTTACGATAGCCATAATTTTCTCATTTCAATAAAAGTTCAATTGCAGAAGCCGCATCATCGATGCGACCGGTTTTTGCAAGACGCTGCTTTGCTCGCACACTCTCAGTTGTTGTCGAAACCCGACCAGCTGCACCAGGCTTGGCTGTTCGTGGGCCATTGTTCACCACAGGCTTAATGCCCTGGCGCTTACTTACCATCTGGTCAAACAGTGCCGCTTTGCGCAGCAGTAAAACCAGTCGGTGGTCGTAAACGCTCTTCAAGTCTTCATCGGTAAAGCCTGCTGCCTTCGCAGACTCAATCACCAGCGCCTTCTCGGCCTTTGCCTTCTTGGGGTCTTTCCAATCAGGTAAGGCTGCCAATAGAGCTTCTTGCTGGCTGGCAAGTTGGGCTTCCATGGCACGCTGTTGTTCATACTGGGCCACCTGAGAGAGTCGCTGCTGTTCGGACTGAATAGCACCTAGTTTCTCTTGTCGCTGTCGCATGACCTCGTTTTGCCTCACCCACTCAATCGGGTCTTCCTGATACAGGCGTTCCAGATCGATCTGAGGCTCTGAAGACTGAAGTTGGGCTTGCAATGCTCCCAACAATTGAGCATATTGCTCACGTTCGGCTCGGACTGCATGGGTCTCTTGCTCGACTTGCTTTCGCACTTCGGCAATTTGCTGCGTTTTCCGAGTGTAGTCCTGAGTCCTGGAGTAGCCCTTCTGGAGTTCGTCTAGCGTCACTGCGACTTCCTTGCCATCAACTTTGACGGTGAAAGTCTGTGGCTGTTCGCCCTCTTCGGTCTCTTCCTCTTCTTCGGACTGTTCCTCTGAGGTCTCTTCATCTGGCGCGTCTTCCACACCAGACTCATCCTCCTCAGAAGCCGCTGTCTCAGAATCCTCTTCGGACTCCTCGACTGGCTGCGTCTCGTCAAGTTCTGCTTGTCCCTTTTCGGGGGCTAACATTGCCGAGATAGCACTGGCCGCATCGGCCACATTCATTGCTGTTGTTTCTGCCATAGTATTTTCTTAAATTAGATTTTTCTGTGATCTGCTAATAGCATTCTGTGCAATTTTTCCGTTGTCCATAATCTTGATCAACTCTTGCCGCAGGCCATCAATGGCCTGCAACATACACCATGCCGTTTCGCGTTTCACAGACTCTTCGGGTTTCGATGATCGAAATGCCCAAAGTTGGTCGTTTTCCAATTTTGCAATTGCAGTGTTGAGGGTTTCATCCTCGAGCAGCTGCTTGGCCTTTCGGCCCTTACTTACCTGGTCTTCGTTTGTCACTTACTGTGCCATTCCTTGAAAGGTTGATGGGGGCATCATCTCAGGCGCTGGTGGCTGCTGCTGTGGTTGCTGCACAAACTGTGCGGCTTGCTGCTGGGCCAATAGCGACTGCTGACGCATTGCTTCACGATCAATACTTTGTGCCGCATCAATTTCGGCTGTACTGATCTGTGATTTGTACTTTAACTCAATTTCATACTTTTTGAGATACAAATCTTGAGCCATCTTGTCGCGGTTTAAATCATCATCCATGATCATCTGCTGGCGCTTGAGTTCCAATTCGGCAGCTTTCTTTTGGATATCTGCTTTGATGGACTCGGCCTGCACTTGGGCCAGCACCTCTTCGGGGCTTGGCTTGGGTGGGGGTGGCGCTGGTGGTTTGTAGTCAGCAGGGATATTTTGGAAATAGCTTGTTGTGTCTTTGAAACCAGATACCTCTACGATTTTGCGTAGGGTATTGCTAAATTGCTGTGGCGTGACCAAGGGATTCGTTGGGCCAAGTTGTTGCAAGATTTGCTCTTGCTTGGACATGATCATCATCAGCGACTGCAATTTTTCGTTGGTGTCGCCATTGCCAAGGGCAATGTTGATGTTGGCATCCATGCCCACATCCCAGAACCTTGGATCGATCTGCACCCACTCATTGCGCATTCGCACCATTCGGGCTTTGTCCTGGTGCGTTGTGGCCAAGAACAAAATGCCCTTGAATAGCTTTTTCATGCCTTCAGCCAAAATTCTGGCTGTCAGCTCAATGCGGCCTTGGCTGGCGCTAATCGTTGCATTGACCGCGGCCTTGGTGCTTGACTGCAATGCATCAGCATTCAGACCCATGGCCGCCTTGCTCATGCCGGTGCGATCTTCCTTGATCTGGTCCATGTATTCCATCATCGGGAATGCGGCCTGACCCACAAATGGCGTGGTCAATGGCTGGACCATGCCAGGCGCACGCATTCTGATAATTGCACCAGTCTCGTTGTTCAAGACGTCATCAATGTTGACCTGGCCTTCGACCACGGCTGTGCGCGGGTGGATCGACTGGGCCAGACTGTCGAGTGTGTTCCTGAGTATTTCCGACTTGATCTCTTGCAAGTCGCGGGTGATGTCGAAAATCGACATGGCCTCAAGTGGGCTTGTGTGTGGCTCTGGATCACAGGGAAAGTCAGCAAATGGAATGTAGCTGGCTGGCAGATTTCTGACCACCTTATAGCCACCACCCATGCAGCAGACTTTGCGCAGTTCTGCAATGCCATCGCCATCATAGTCAACGCGGGAATAAGCCTCGATGTACAGCACGCGCTGCATCATCGGGTTGGCAGCGTCACTTGTGCCAAATGTGGTGGATAGTGGCTGACGGGCTAAATACTCGTCATTGCTGTCTAGGTCAGTTGAAGACAGATTCTCTTCAATCTCATCCTGGTCATAGCCCATGGCAATCAGATCGGCCACAGTGGCCATCTGCCGGTGGGCAATGATGGTCGAGTCTTCAAACGATCTGGCGCGTCTGTCCAGTAGCAGCTCTTCGGGTGGCACGGCCATGATCCTGATCCGACCATCCTTTGTGATGCGCTTGATCTGCACATCATGGATCATCGGTGCAGGCATCACCATTGGCTGGCCAGTGGTGGGGTCTACAGTTGTGAGCTGTGCTTCGTCAATCGATGGGTCTGGGTAAGACGTAATGATCTTGACCTCACCACCAGGCTCTTGCATCAGCATCTCTAGCGTCTGGTCATCGAGGCCGGTGTACTCTTCAATTCGGACCTTCTCGTCATCTTCCCACCAGAATTTGGCTATTCCGCATTTGCGAACCAGTGCATCCTTAAAAATTGCATAGGCCGTTAAGAACCCAGAATTGTCGTTTTGGAAAATGTAATTACAGTAGTCGGTGGCCTGCTGGGCCATCTTGGTGTCCTCGGGTCCTCTGGGCGCAAATTCCACCACATTCTCAGAACTAAAGAAAACGCGCATCAGGCTTGGCAGCATGGCCGAGACAGTGTCCCGCACTTCCATGGCCACCACCTTGCTGTTGCCTTCGACCTCATTGCCGAATAAATCACCGCGATAGTATTCAGTCCCCTTGGCGCGTGTGGGTGACAGATCACTGTCCACATAGCTGATGGCATCGGTCAGGTCTTGGGTAATGATGGCTTGCAGTTCTGCATCATCCATTGGCTCGGTGGCTGCAATGTCGGTGGATAAGTTATCGGTGATGTTTTCAATCATGGCTTGACCTTTGTAAGAACCACATACATGGAGTCCACAGCCCTTGGCGTGCGGATAATTTCGTCTTGTGGCAATTCTAGTGCTTCTCCCACCTTTGAGAGACGCATTTCCAGTGTTGTCAACTCAAACCGATCTGGCCAACCAAGATACCAGTGCCAATCGGTGTAATACCGCCAAGAGTTCTCGTTGAACGCCCTGACATGGGTCGGGTCTTGCCAAGCGCCAAGACTCAAGTCATAAGGGACATGGATGCGCATCTGGCCGCCCACCCTCAAAAGCTCTTTGCAGTTGGTCATGGCATCGACCAGATTGGGGATGTGCTCCAGCACATCATTGGCCACAATGGCCTCAAACATCCCTGGCACGATCTCCAGCTGCCCAAACCTAGTCTCTAGCGTATCGCCCCACTTGACCTTGCTGATATCGATCAGCCAGTCAGGATTCTTGCTGGCCTGTATATCTGCATTGAGATATTCAGCGCTCCAGTCTTTGCCAGAGCCAAGGTTAAGAATCAAACCAGGCACTCGCATAACTTGGCCTGTTCTCTTTGAGCCATGGCAGCGCATCCTCATGCAGCTTTTGCGCATTCATGCCAATGGTGTTTGAGCCAATGTGGTGGACATAGCTTGCACTGACGTAGTGGCCATAGCCTTTTTGGATTAAGTCCATACAATGCACATCGTCGCTGTACCAATTCAGAGGGGGAAACTTTGCCTCTTCAAATGCATCACTTGATATCCATGCAAATATAGGGCTGATCTCTTGGACCAGTTTAATGTGTGACTCAGAGGGGAATTTGTAAAAGTTTAGCTCCTCCGGATGCTCAGTGACCCGCACATTCTGACAAGGTCTGGCCGCGTCACACCTTGCTGCCACCCACCCCGCCTTGTAGCTGTTCATAGTCCTGACAATGGCCACATCTTCCATCAGCACTTTCACGCTGGTGGGGGTCAGCACAATGTCGTCATTAGCCACAATGCATGATGACCATTCCTTGAGCGCCGCCTCAATGATCTCGTTGTAGTCATCGCCAAAATTCCTTGGCTGGCCATAGATTTTGTAGTCAGCGTCAAAGCGCTCGATTACCGACTCTGGGCCGCGCAAGTACACCGGACACTCTGGCGCGTATTGCCTGATAGATTCCAGCAGTACCGCCAGACCATGACCCTTGACAGTGGCAATGACAATTGGACAAATCATTTCTTGGCCTTGTTTCTCGCAGATATTGCAGCCGCCTTGGCTTTGGCATCAGCCTTGGAGCTTGCGCCCCATGCCTTCAGACTCAGCAGCAGCCGTGTCGGCTCACCGCCCTTCATCTCAGGACCAGGCATATTGCCCATGCGTGCCAAGAAGCTGGCGCGCCTTGGGTTATCGCCTGCCTTGACTGGCGCTTTCAGGTCCATGCCTTCGGCCTTCGCACTGGCACGGCCCTTGGCGTTTAACCCGCCAGACGGGCTTTTGCCCTCCTTACGTTGCCAAGCTGGAGTCTTCATTTCTTTGGTTTCTTTGCAGTCTTGGCTGCGGCCTTAAAGTCTGAAGCGCTTGGAGCGCCCTTTGCCCCAGGCTTGCGCATCTTCTCTTTGCTGCCAGCAGCAATTCTTTCGCGTTTTGCATGAATGTTTGCATATAACCCTTTCATTCCTCTTCTCCTTCATCTTCCATGTCTTCAGTCTCTTCACCCGTGTTCGGGCCACCGACCACCCATGCATCGCACGTTCTGCTGGCTGCACACTTGAAATCAAAGATTTCGCAGTAACCCAGATCGGCCAGCTTGATCGTGCCCCATGGGTCTGCTTCCATGCCAATGCCTTGGGCAATGCACTGCTTGATGTTGTCAGACACATTAAATGCCGCGCAGTTGCCGCACAGTGACTGCTTTGCGTCATCCATGCTCACATCCCACTGGTCGGCCTTCTTGCGCCAAAAAGCCTCATTGGGTAGTTTGGGATTCTCAGGACCATAGGCCGCGCTGGTGATTGCCTTGGCGCGGTTTTTCAGGTTGAGGGTAATGTCTTGCGTGGGCATGGGGCAGTTCTCACCGCCCTCCATGTCCTCGCCCTCTTCCATGTCTTTGTCCATGACCTGGCTCATGGTGCGTTTTAAAGTAGCCATTATTTTTTCGCCTTGTTCTTTGCTGTGCGCTGACCGCGCATGGGCATCTTCGCCTCAGACATGGCAATGGCCACCGCCTGCTTGGGGTTGGTCACAACCTTGCCAGTGCCACCACTGTGGAGCTTGCCGGCCTTGTACTCACCCATCACCTTGCCGACCTTCTTTTGCGCTTTACTCATTGCCTTCATAGGTTTCCCCCATTGGTTTCGGATACGTGAATTATGCAACCCTAGATAGATTTCTGCGCAGTGGCTGTGACCACTTGCTTGAGCCTGATGACCCATACATCCCCATGATTGCATCACTGGCAAATGTCAGGACAAACGCATCGGCCTTGTCAGGGCTTGGCAGGCCTCTCCTCTTGATCTCGTCTTTTCCCTCAATGGCGATCTTGCCGTTTGAAGTGAATGAGTACCGCACTGTGGCCAGCTCGTTGACCAAGACATCATCCCGCGGCATCTTGCAGTCCCGAGCCTCAAGCCACGCCCTCGCCCTGTACCACAGCTCAGCTTTTAAGTTCCTGTAAGTCCCGCCCATGGCTGGGGACTCGGACACGTTGATGCCTCTGGCCGGCAGGCCCAGCTCTCTCAAGCGGTCCACCACCCCAGCTCCTAATCCGATACTGTCGACCAATATCTCTTTGGGCTGCTGGCTTGGTGCCAATGCCTGGTACTCGGCCACCACCGCACCAGTCAGTTGCATCAAATCTAAATTCTTCCATGTCTTGATGTTCTCAGTCACGGCATTGCCTTGGCGCTTGCACAGGGCTGACCTATCCGATCCAAACCGCGCCACATCCAAGCCCCAGATCATGGGCGCGTACTCGCTTGGCGCGACATCTCGATTCAGCGCACTCTCCAGCAGGTCCATGGCAATGACAGTGTCGTCATCCCCCTTGGGGAATTCACCCACCACCCTGATCCTGTAGACGTTACTCTCCTCCCCATAGCGCATGGCCATCTCTTTGACGTACTCATCCGACACCCTCGGGCTGTCCAGACAGCTCACCTGAAACGTGGTCCACTCATCTGCCAGGCGCGTATGCGTGTCGTAGAAAAAACCACTAGACCGCACCGGATTACCCAGCAGCAGCGTCACAGCGTTATGCCCAGACATCGAGCCAGCTGCTGCCTCAAACACCTGCTCTGGCACACCACTTGCCTCATCGGCCACCAGCATCACATTCTCTGAGTGAATTCCCTGCAAAGCCTCTGGCTGCTCGGCCCTGCTGGTCCTTGCCGAGATAAACATCTCAGTGGGAGCCGCATTGAACTCAATCCTCTCTTGCTTGACAGTCAGTAGCCCCTGCAAGGGCAAAGGCATCGAGTTGATCCAGCGCTTCAGCTCTGCAAACATCGCGTCATAAAGCTGGCTGCTTGTCGGTGCAGTCACCACCACCTTGACCGGACTCCTAGTCATAAAGTACCAGAGCATGGCCCAGCTGCTTGCCGTACTCTTTCCCACCCCGTGGCCACTTCTGACAGATATCTTCCTATCACCCCGAGCAATAGCCCTCAAAAACTCAATTTGCCACACATCAGGGTCAACCCCCAACACCTCTTGAACAAACAAGACCGGATCAGGCTGATACCGGTCCACCCACTGAGCAAAGACATTTTCTTTCATGGGTGCATCTTGTCATAAATGGCCCACTGCTTCTCAGGCATCGCCCACTTATACGCATCCAACTCGTCAATCCGCACCAGCAACAACAAATGCATCGTCATCGCCAAATCAAAGTACCCACTTTCAATGGCCTCCAACATCTTCACCCGCAAATCCACAATCACAATCTCCAAATGCAGCGCTGTCAACAATTCACTCATTTCATGTCCCTCGCTTGTTTCAAGTTCTGACCCGTGATCCTGTCGGTCCAGCACGATGCACACAACCACTTGGTCGCACTCATCTCAACCCCACCCTCTGGCGGCTTCTCCCTCGCGCAAGTGGCCAAGCTGAGAGTGGACACAAGGCGCTGGCTGGCCTCTAAACAAGCGCCAGACGAGTATGGTGACAAGCAGCAACCACTGGTCAATATCGACCTTGGAAGCATGGCGCTCGATGCCCTGCGCAAGCGCAGCATCGTATCGGTAGACAGTTCTGAGTAAATGAATACCGAAGCATTCAGTCACTTTATACAACGACCATTATGTTAAGTGGATAAGTCGTTATCCACAGAATTAAGTGCATTAAAGTATTACAAGCCTACTTATGCACAGGAATCTGTGGATAAGGTTGGCCAAAATCCGTGGATAAGTCGGTGGTGGCCGGCTGGCGGTGGGTGGCCGCGACCCCCCCCGTGGCCGGCTTGGCGGGGGCGACTGTGGCGGCACTAAACACCTACAAAAAAAAATTTTCTAAAAAAATTTTGCACTAGTTGACATAAAGCGCAAAAAACCCTGACAATATCCATTCCATCAACTACACACATAACGCTATGAAAACGAAGCAGGCGACAGTGGTGATCAATGACCAGGAGTGGATTGTGTTGGACACTGACGAGTCCAAAGACAAAAAAATCTTCTGCAAGCTAATGAGCTTGGATGGCACAATTGTCTGGCACACTTGGGTGGACATTAACCAGATCGTGGGGATAATATGAATATCACGTTATTAACTAAAGTCAGGCAATTATTTAATGTTGATTATGTGCCGCGTAGCACGAATAGACATAATCAGAGGCAGTATATTAAGGCATTGAGAATATTGGGTGATAGGTGGTTAACGCACCCACATAATCAAATTCAAAAAATACAGTGATTATTATTTATTTAATACTGATATTCAATGTTTTGTTGATTGCTTGGTTGGTTTATAGGTATTCAATGAAACCAGAAGAGACACCAGAAACACCAGACACTGGTCCGGCCTGTGGGCTGGTACTGAGGACATGGGTCAATGATGTGGAGTTCATTGATAGGAAGTGTCCACCATGTCATGGGAACTGCAATCAGGGCAGAAATTGTCCGGCAAGAATATGAAGAGTAATTTTGTAAACAATCATGTGAGACTGAACGGCAACTGCCATGGCCACAAATTGCAGCTTTGTAATAAATGCGCTGTGATGAAGCCGCCAGAGGGTGGGGTGGAGATGAGTGCAACGAGGTGGTTGTGTGCATCGTGCTGGACCAATCGGGTGACGAGTCAGAACTTAAAGCAAGCGAGGATGACATGACTGATTTATTGACAGCGCTGCACTTGTCGGTGATGTTGTTGGATTTGAAGATTCGGATGATGGAGGCCATTGAGGAGGATCGGTTTGATTTGGCGATGACGTATCACTTGCTGATACTGGTCAGGACTGATGAGCTTCAAGCGCACAAGTGGGCGATGAGTCCTAGTGCGTGGAAGATTTATGAGACCATCCACCCATGAAAGAAAATGTTTTTGCTCAGTGGGTGGACCGGTATCAGCCTGATCCGGTGTTGTTTGTGCAAGAGGTTTTAGGGGTAGACCCTGACCCATGGCAAGTGAAGTTTCTTGGGGCAATAGCCCGTGGGGATAGGAAGATAAGTGTCAGAAGTGGCCACGGGGTGGGCAAATCCACTGCAAGCAGCTGGGCCATGCTCTGGTACTTTATGACCCGATCTCCAGTCAAGGTGGTGGTGACTGCGCCGACGAGCAGCCAGCTTTATGACGCGATGTTTGCAGAGCTGAAGCGCTGGATCAATGCGATGCCTTTGCCTTTGCAGGGACTCTTGACTGTCAAGCAAGAGAGGATTGAATTTAATGCTGCACCGACCGAGATGTTTATCAGTGCCAGGACATCGAGGGCCGAGCAGCCAGAGGCTTTGCAGGGGATTCACTCAGAGAATGTGATGCTGGTGGCCGATGAGGCAAGTGGTGTGCCAGAGCAAGTGTTCGAGGCTGCGGCTGGATCGATGTCTGGCCACAACGCGGTGACGCTGTTATTGGGCAATCCGGTGAGAAGCTCTGGTTTTTTCTATGACACGCATACGCGCCTGGCAGATGAGTGGACCACATTCCAAGTGGCCTGCACTGACTCGCCAAGGGTGAGTGATGAGTACGTCAAAGAGATGGCCATGCGCTATGGCGAGGAGAGTAACGTCTACCGGATTCGCGTGGTCGGTGAGTTTCCAAAGGGCGATGACGACACTGTCATTGCCATGGACCTACTGGAAAGCGCATTGAATAGGGATGTGGCCGCCAGCGAGTACGCGCCCATGATCTGGGGCTTGGATGTGGCAAGGTTTGGATCGGACAGGTCAGCGCTCTGCAAGCGCCAAGGGAATGCGGTGACTGAGGCTATTCGGACATGGAAAAACTTGGACCTGATGCAACTGACTGGTGCGGTGGTGGCAGAGTATCAGGCGCTTGCACCGAGTCAGCAGCCAAAGGAAATACTGGTGGACAGTATCGGATTAGGCGCTGGGGTGGTGGACAGGCTCAGAGAGCTGGGCCTGCCGGCCAGAGGCATCAACGTGTCCGAGTCCCCAGCCATGGGTGGAACGTACAGGAATCTGAAGGCCGAACTTTGGTACAAGGCACGGGCGTGGCTTGAGGCCAGAGACTGCAAGATGCCAAAGGATGAGGTCTTGATTGCTGAACTGGCCACAGTGCGGTACTCATTCACTAGCAATGGCAAGATCGCCATCGAGGGAAAAGACGAGATCAAGAGGAGAGGGCTGCCAAGCCCCGACAAGGCCGATGCCTTTGTCCTGACATTTGCCAGTGATGCAATTTCTGGAATGTACGGGTCAACGGGTAACGGCAAATGGTCTCAGCCCCTGCGCAGAAACTTGTCGCGGGTTGCATAATTCGGGTATTGACAAACCAATGGGGGAAACCTATGAAGGCAATGAGTAAAGCGCAAAAGAAGGTCGGCTCAGTAATGAAAGAGTTTGGCTCTGGCAAGCTGCACAGTGGCAAGGGTGGCCCAGTGGTCAAGAATCCCAAGCAGGCCATTGCCATTGCAATGTCAGAAGCGAAGATGCCCATGCGCGGTCAACGCACAGCAAAGAATAAGGCGAAAAAATAATGGCTACTCTAAAACGCACCATGGAACAGGTCATGGACCGAGAAGAGGGCGAAGACATGGAAGGCGGTGAGAACTGCCCCATGCCCACGCAAGACATTACGCTCAACCTAAAAAACCGCGCAAAGGCAATCACCAGCGCGGCCTATGGTCCTGAGAATCCCAAACTGCCCAATGAGGCTTTTTGGCGCAAGAAGGCTGACCAGTGGGATGTGAGCATGGATGACGCAAAGCAAAGCCTATGCGGTAACTGCGCGGCATTCAACGTGTCTGACAACATCAAGCAGTGCATTGCCCAGGGCATTGGCATGGAAGCCGACCCATGGGGAACAATCAAGCTGGCCGATCTGGGTTACTGCGAAATCTTTGACTTCAAATGTTCAGCAAGCAGAACTTGCGATGCATGGGTGGTCGGTGGCCCGAACACTGGTGAGCAAGAGGGTGAAGAGGGTGAAGAGGGCGAAGACTATGAAGAGGGAGAAGAGGAATGAAAGGTCTATATGCAAACATTCATGCTAAACGCGAAAGAATTGCTGCTGGAAGCAAAGAGAAGATGCGCAAGCCTGGTGCTAAAGGCGCTCCAAGCGCTTCAGACTTTAAAGCAGCGGCTAAAACCGCCAAGCCAGTGAAAAAGAAATGAAGACCCCAGCTTGGCAGCGTAAAGAGGGCAAAAGCCCGTCTGGCGGCTTAAATGCCAAGGGTCGGGCCAGTGCGAAGGCGCAGGGTATGAACTTGAAAGCGCCCGTCAAGGCAGGCGATAACCCAAGGCGCGCCAGCTTCTTGGCACGCATGGGCAATATGCCTGGGCCTGAGATGAAGGGCGGTGAACCGACACGGCTGCTGCTAAGTCTCAAGGCATGGGGCGCAAGCTCCAAGGCCGATGCCAAAGCCAAGGCGGCTGCGATCAGTGCCAGGAACAAGGCCAAGAAATGATCTGTCCGATTGTCATTGCCACTGTCAAGGGCCACGGGTTGGCGGTGCTGCTGGAAAGTATCAAGCAATACGCGCCAGAGTGTCCGGTTTATCTGCGCGGCCCAGAGTCGGTGATTGAGAACTTTCAAGCTGACTTCAAAATCTATGGCCAGCCAAGGAGCTTTGGCGAGGACTACAACGAGATCATCGAGGCGGCCATGAAAGACTGGTCATCATGCATTGTGGCCAATGACGACATTGTGCTGACCCCCACCAGCGTGAAGGTTCTGATGGAAGACGTGGCCATTGTCAGGACCATGAACAGCTACAAAGCTGGGTGGGTCGCGGCAAGGTGCGATGCGGCCAGACCTTGTCAGAATGTGCGCATTACCGATGAGCCGGAGAAGCTGAACTTCTACAAATTCCCGTCTGAGTCCCACATCAAACTGGTCCAAGAGGTCAGCCCAATTTTTGCATGGATATCAAGTGACGCATTTGAAGAGGCAAAGTTTCCCCCTCTGAATTGGTACAGTGACGATGTGCATTGTATGGACTTAATCCAAAAAGGCTACGGCCACTATGTGTCAGCCAGCTATGTCCACCACATTGGCTCAAACACCATTGGCATGAATGCGCAAAAACTGCATGAAGATGCGCTGCCATGGCTCAGAGAGAACAGGCCAAGTTATGCGAGTGCCTGGTTTGATTCTTAACCTTGGCTCTGGCAAAGACTGGTGCGCTGAGTATCTGAATGCAGATATTCAAGCCAGCAAGAATCCTGATTGGCTGGTCGATATCAGCAAGGTCAAGTGGGGCGATACGCTAGAGACTAGGTTTGGGCAGCTGGAGATCGTGCCAGGTATGTTTGAGGCCATTGTGGCCAATGATGTGCTGGAACACATCCCAAATCTGGTCGATGCCATGACCAACTGCAAAGAGCTGCTGAAGGTGGGCGGCCAGATGCGTATCCATGTGCCTTATGACCTGAGTCTTGGTGCTTGGCAAGACCCAACCCATGTCAGGGCATTCAACGAGAATTCTTGGAAGTATTACACCGAGTGGCATTGGTACTTAGGCTGGCCAGATCGGTTTGAGCTGACAACACTGGAAATGCGTCTCTCAAAGGTGGGAGAAGCACTAGAATTGCCACAAGACGAAATCATCCGCACGCCACGCGCTGTGGACTCCATGTATGTGGTTCTTACAAAGGTCAAGCCATGATTGAAAACATCACCGATAACTTATCCACCGACATTGCAGCCACCGAGCCAATGGATGATGCAGAGCTGCAAGCCATTGTCACGCAAGACCTGACCGATGCCATCAGCTATGTGGACAGTGATCTGTCACCCACACGCGCCAA